TCCACGGTTTCCAAGACAAACTCCACAGAGGACGCCTGAACGTACATTAAACGCTCTAGGTCGCATCCTGCGCGCTCCAAGAAGCCTGGGTCAATAGCTGACTCAGAATCGAAGTAGACGACCATCTTGCCCGTTTTCTGGGCGTTTGCGGCTACTTGCGCTGCCATGTAAGATTTGCCTGTGCTCTCCAGTCCCGCTAGTTCCGAGACTTTTCCAACAGGGATGCCGGCCACCTTACCCTTGCAGACAATAGAGTCTAACCAGCGAGAGCCGGTCGGGATCCATTCCTTCACTTCTGTCGGGTTTTCGCCTGTGAGATCATGCGCGACATTTCGGCCGGCTTTCTTGTTAACTAGGGTCATTAGGTCTTGCATAGATACACGACCAGCTTTGGGTTCTTTGGCTTTTCTAGCCATTCTGCCTCCTTAAAAAGTGCGGCACCCTATTTTCCCGACCGGGGTGCCAGCGGTCTCACGCAAACCTTACTTAGTCGCAATTAGCTCATCAAACGCTCGGTCCACGTCGCTCTTGGCATTTCCGTATTTCGCGGTTTCCTTCGAACGTGATTCAGCGCTTCCGTTTCCCGACAACTGTTCATCAAGAATAGCGTCGATCTGCTCCGGAGTATGGCGCTCAAAAAGAGAGCCAAGAACAGGAATACCATCAAGGAGGGCAGAGATAGCTTCCTTATCCTCCAAAAGCGGGGAAGTATTACGGCGCATTTTCAGGTTTGTCTGCGGGTATGCCCCCGGTGTGGTGGGCTTTGTGTAGGTTAGGGCAATATCGGTCCCCTCCAGAGGATCGGTGATATCGCCATAATCAGGATCTAGAATATATCCTAGAAGATTTTCGTATGCGCGCTTTCCGTAGCCATAGATCTTGACTCCTTCATCTTCTCGGCCGCGTACTACCACGGGAGAGAAATAGCGTGCACGAACGAACAAAGACTTAGCAAGCTTCTTACTCTCTTCGTCGTTATTACTGGTGCCTTCCTTCCATAAGGCGGAAGCAAATTCACAGATGGGGCAATCTTCCCCATAGTTGCGCTTGGGACAAACGATCCCTCCCCGGTGCTCTCCCACATTATAGTGGAAGTGCATTTCCTTTAGAGGATCTCCGTCAGCAGAGGGAACGATACGGATATCTTGATCGCCCTCATCCGGCTTAAACCAAGCCGATTGCTCCTTATCATACTCACCTCGTAGTTGAGAGAGCTTCTTTCTCATTAAGTCCATATTGATTGACATTAGTTTTTCTCCTTGTTTGTTTGTAAAGTATACCAAGCGTTCCTTAGTATCTAATGTAACACTCTTGCTCGAACATGTCAAGAGTTATTTTGTCTTTGTATCGCGTTTGTGTGGGCCACGACATACCCAAAATCATTGTGTGGTGTTTCGTAGATAGCATACGAAAGTTTACGAAATGCGTTTGATGACTTCTTCTTCAAAGCGTCTACTATCTTTCTGTGTAGGAGGCCTTCTTGGGCCAATCTTTCCTCATTTATACATAAATAATAACACAGATCACGCTGTACGTCAAGCTCAAAAAACCATTTTTCTTCTAAATTCTTCACATTTAATATCCCAATGGAGCGAATGCGATTTATTTCTGCTGGCTTTGCCACTTGTCCGATTTCAGGCTCTGCATGCATGAAGTAGTTAAGATAATGAGTGGCCGCAAAAATGGACCCATTCAGCGTATCATAATAGCCCTTGATGGGAACATCTCCGATGCTTCTCTCAATCTCCAGATTAGAAAAAACAGTGAAAGAATTAAAAACGCCTGAGCGAGTATACTCTTGGAGTACTCCGAACGTAACATTTTCTATCAACTTGCGCTCGCCCGTCACAAGCTCTATATCTGGCTTCACGTAAAAAATATCAATCTTATGGCTTTTTATCTGCTGAAGGATTCCCAATGAATAGTTGGAGCTATAAGAAGTCCCAACTATAAAAACCTGGACATGCTCTTTAAGGTTCTTGAAAAGTTTCTTAAGGTCTGGAGTGTTTTCGTCATATTCTTCGGGAGTGGAAAATGACTTAAGTTTAAAGGACTGGGGGGTGTCCTCTTCAAGAGAACTTCCTAACTCGTATACATCATATTGAGAAATATCTTTGAATTTGCGAGCGATGGCTGAGGCGCCATTTCCAATGCCGATTATTGAGATCATAGGGATAGATCCTCTAAATCATAGTAATTCTTTCCTACCTTCAAATTAACCATAAATGTACCTAGGCGATTGTTGGCAAAAGTTCTTTTAATCTCTTCTACTGCTTCCCGGTCTTCATCTGCAAAGTCAATCACTATTTCATCGTGTACAATATGTGACACAAAAGATTTCCTTCCTTCCAATAATCTGTCTATCGCAAGTGCGCGCTCGTTAACTAGGTCGGCGGTGGTGCTTTGAATTAAGTAGTTGAATGCCTTGCGCGGCTCCACTTTGATGTGGCGGCCGAATACAGTACTAATATAACCACCATCGTAGCAAGTGTCAAGTACTTTTTGGCGATTATAATAAGGAGTAACAATAGCCGTAGACTCTGGGTTATAAAGCCACGCAAAAAATATCGTCTTTGCTTCGGAGCGATCTATCTCTAATCTCTTGAACACGTTCGCCACGTTCCATTGATGAATGTCGTTCTTGGGTTGTTCTTCGCCACTGAGAGCCAGCAGGGTGCGAATTTCGGCACCATTATAATCTAACGAAAGAAACCAATCATGATGAGGCTTCAGTATTTTGCGCAACTCCTTCTTCATTGTTAGAATAGGGAAGGAATGGGGACTCGTTGCCAGCCGGCCAGTAACGGTTCCAAATAAATTATAATCAATATAAGCCGTACTTTTTACTAATTTCTGTACAGAAGCGCGAGTACCAGAACTATAAAAAAGATTTTTACAATTATCCGTATTTACATTTAACGTCTGGTATTTCAATTTGTGCAGAAATTTTTGCATGTGATCCAGGTGGCCGTAGTTCTCCGGAGACGCAAAGTTTGCAAACACATGTTCGGTTATTTTGTTTTTAACTTCTAGAAATTGGGTCAAGAAGTCATAGGGAACTAAATCAAAGAAGCAGTGGTCCCGAAAATCTATTTTGGCTATTTCAAACGACTTTTTAAATGCATGCATTTTTCGGCGGGCGGCTTCCCATTCGGGGACCAAGTCTTCGGGGCATGCCTCACCCAAAGGAAGCCCCCCACATCGCAACCATGCATATTCAATAGCTGGATCTTTAAGGGAGCCTGTGTATTTCCACGTTCTTTGCAGATTCGAAGGGATCCCGTCGAAGTGCAAAGCTCCGTCCACATAGATCCCAAGACACTGCTCTTTATCATCTACTGATTGAAAATACACTGCGGCCCTCAGCGCTGCTGTTTTGCATGCTTGTCTTTAATATACCCTAATGAGCCGCGATAGTCAAATGGTTTGTTCAAAATATTTTCAAAACTGTCAAGCGCCTTCCCAAAATCATAACTGGCCATTTCCACGCAGTCATCAATAATGTATGCTTGCTCTGATTCCGTAAATTGGGACTCTTCTTCAAAAAAGCGAATCTTGCAGTAAAGCTGCAAAAAATACTCGTCCGTATATTGTTCAAAAAAGGCGGTCGGTGTGTACTTGCGAGGTACGACGATTTTGATAGCTCCCGGCATCTCGGCACAATCGACAGGTTCATATAGGTGATCTTGGCGCGCTTCCTGGTAAAGGTTGTAGAATGTATTTTTAAATGATTGAAAATAGAGGCGATGGACTTTCTGGTAAGCGCCTCTCAGCACTTCGTTCGTCGAGGTCATTCCGTAAACCCGCGCATATTCCAGCATGCGTGGGGAGCCGATATCTGCCACCATTCTCCATGGAATCATCTTATCTACCATAAATCCATAACTGCGGCATGCATTTAGATAAAATTCCCAGTTTAAGCTGTTATAAAACTTTTCGATTTTTTCTACGTCATCGTTGGGATCGATATCTGCGATTTCTACTACGAGGCCGCTCACATTGATGGGACAAAAATTGCTTTTAACATAGGCCGGCATCGTGAACGGATTTTTGCGTGCGCTTTTCTCCAACATGGGCATCACTTTTAAAATAAGCTGATCAAAATTAGTAATATTGGCGCGCTCTTGATTTAAAAGACTTGCTAACGTAGCTTTATATATAAGAAGATGTTGCGTATACAGGTGGGTGGGGTTTTGGTATGACTTAAAGATCCGAAGTTTTGAAAGAAAGGGGTCTGCTGGATTAATCTGGCCGTTCATAATACACTTTGTAAATTGGTTATTAAGGGCGTTGAATGCATCCACCACAAAGTTAAGCGCCGATTGGGCGCCGCCATCGCTAATGGTAGCGTGGAATTTCTCCAGCGGGGCAATCGTGCTATAGGGAACCATCGGCACAAAATGGAATTTGGTAACGCGCCCATAAAGATGTTTCTCGGCAAAATTAAAGTCCATTAAATTCTTATAATCTGGATTTGCTGTGTCATATTTATAAATAAGGCGTTTTGAAAAGATTTTTTCGGCTCCGTCCTCGGGCGTCTTGCCTACATACCAATCACTCATACCCACGTGGACTCCCAACTCTCATTCGGCTGCTGCGTGTCTGGCCGTCCGCCCTGCTGGTCCTCAGTCAACTGAGCTTCAAGCGAAGCCAAATACTTATCGCGGGCGGCCTTGCGCGCAATGCCCGCGTCAACCGGGGCGTCGGGCGGGACAGGTGGGGCGCCTTTCTTTGGTGCCGACACTGTAATGCTGCACTTTTTGGGGTCGGGTTTGCCGGGCTTTGATAATGCGGAACCCTTTTCGCCTGGGCCCAACTCTGCCACCCACTTAGCTGTAATGTTGGTATCTGCTCGGCCTGGGCCAAAAGAATGCTCTGAGCGAATAATCATATAGTATCCCCCGATTCCGTAGTCCGTTAGATCGTCGACTTGAAAACCTTCCTTTCGGAGATTGATCCCCATATTGGGAGCAAAGCCGCGAGGATCCACAAAGATGTACAGGCCCGGGAACGCATTTACATTCGCCCAGCAATCAATACTCACATCATATACTTCTCGCAACTGGGCTAGACCTTTGAACCCCTGTTGCTGCCATCTTGTTTCAGCGAGGTATGGAACGTCGGTTCTTTTGAGTTGAATGTTCTTGATGTGCCCTCGATCACGCCCTAAAATATAATGCTGGACCCCAAAAAGCTGATCTTGGTTATAGTCTCCATTTTGATGTTCTACGGGTTGTGTGCGACCAGCATAATATATCATATAATTGAGTTCTGTGTCGACCCCCGGATTAACTACGGGACTAGTCCTGTCCCCCGAAATATTTAAAATGGGTCGGAGTGCCGCCAGGGTTTCGCCGTCCAGCGGAAGTCGTGATATATGCTTGGTCTTATAATGTTTTCGATACATCTCGGTATAATAGGTAATCGGGTCGCTTGGGTCTTCTTTCTTACGTTTATACCCGCTAACGGCGGACTGATACACTCTTACACTCTGCTTTACATCTCCATTGAAACAAGTGTCATCATTTAAAAAAGTTCCCACTAAGTTGTTCATCAGGCTGTTAAGAAACGCAGCTATGGGGAGGGTCGTCTCATCTTTTTTGAGAGTTCTCGCCGTTAGCCATTCCATAAAATAGCGCAATGAAATCGGGAGGTCCCCCAAATTGGCAAATATTATTTCTTCGGGGTTCTCAGGGCTTACAATTTCGACAGGCCCTAATAAAACTCTATATTTCTTCCACGATGCATATGCCGATACCAAGGCGTCAAACTCCGCTGTCAAGATATGGTCCTTTATTACGTTTTTCGTGTCTGCCGCGTTTATCTCCATCAGAAGTTTGGTGGCGTTTGATAATTTCTTGTCAATCCCCGCCATAACAACATCGATAAGATCGCTCAGATAAAAGAAAACCAATTGAGCGTTATTAGCATTCGCCACCTTTGTGTTGACATATTCAATGGCCGGCGGCTTATCTTTCTGCTGCTGGGCCGAGTTATCTTTAATATCTTCTTCAATGTTGCTGGATAGATTTGATGCTTGGGTGCCTTTAAGGGTTGCCACTGTAAGTTTGGAGCTATTCTTCATTTCATAATAAGGACCTTCCGAGTTAAAAGCTTTTAACTCGGAATGGGGCATCGATAGGTACCTAATCTTGCTTGCGCTGGAGAGGGCATTAAAAATAAATTGAAGGGAATCGCGCTTGTCTTTTTCCATCTGCTTCATGTTCTGTTTTTTGAATTCTCCCATGGCAGCGGCACTGCAATCTTCATCGAGGGATAAAAATTTTATTTTTCTTTCTAATTTGTTCTTAAAGGAGGTCTCATCACTAAAAATACTAAAGAGGGGCTCATCATAACTTTCTTCTATGTACGCCCAATACTGAATCTTGAGGGTTACGCGGCCTGTGTCGTCAAAAGAAAATTCGTGAATCGTGGGGGCTAAGTTTAGTGTAACGCAAGAGTCATTCATCGCCGTGGCGAGGCGCGAGGACACACTCCCTGGGTTAACGGGGTTGGCCCAACCTACTACAGCTTTTACTCGATAATTCAGGTATGCCAAGTTTTCAATTTGTTGATCGCCAGGAATAACAACTGATTGGAG